CACGTTGTGGAATTTCTTTCAGTTGATGAGCCACAAAAGATCAGGGGCCGGAAACGAAATATTTGCTATTGCAACGAGGTCAATGAATTAGATCACGAGGATTTTAGGCAGTTGTTGATGCGTACAACGGATGAGATGATTTGCGATTTTAATCCATCCGATCCGGTGCATTGGATTTATGATGAGGTCATCACACGTGATGATTGCGACACGTGGATCACAACATATTTGGACAATAAGTTTTTGCCGGCTGAATTGGTCAATGAAATCGAGAGATTAAAGGCGAAAGATCCGGATTATTGGAGGGTGTACGGAGAGGGAAAACGTGCCGTGTTTAGTGATCGCCAAATATTCCCTAATTGGCAATTCATTCCAAAGGCGGATTTCCCTGAATTTGATGATGTGTTCTACGGCCTTGACTTTGGATTCAGTCACGATCCAACGGCCATTGTGCAATTGGCAAAGGTGGGCGATAAATTGTACATCCACGAAATTATGTACAAAAAGGGTATGACCAATCGTGACATTGCTGATTTCCTAAAAGAAAAGAAAATCAATGAACACATAATTTATTGCGAATCTGCGGAACCAAAATCAATTGAGGAATTAAGGCAGATGGATATTTTGGCCGTGCCTGCAATCAAAGGGGAGGGATCAATCAAGGCCGGGATTAGCCTAATAAAAGAACATGAGGTGATTTGTTCAATGGAATCGAGCAATTTGCACAATGAATTTCAATTTTATTTTTGGGAACAATTAAAGGATGGAACGATTATAAATAAGCCAATAGACAAACACAATCATTGTTTTGTGGGTAGCACATTAATTAAAACTATTAATGGAGATGTTCCGATTGAAGATATTAAAGTTGGCGATTATGTGGCAACATCAAACGGATACAAGAAAGTTTTATTGAAACACAATAACGGAAAGAAAAGAGTATTTGAATACTCGATGCAATTCGGTACGGATTCTGTATATTTGTCATGTACAAATAATCATCAAATAAAAACAGATACAGGATGGACAGAAATAGGCCAATTGAAACAAAACCAAAATCTTTTCCTACACAGGAATTTAACGGAAAATCATATTATTTATATGAAGGTGAAAGATATTATAGCAAAGGGATTAAGAGATTGCACAGGGTTGTTTGGGAGCATTTTAATGGCCCTATTCCCAAAGGTTATGATATACATCACAAAAACAATAATACGTTTGACAATAACATTGAAAATTTATCATTGGTTAGCAGAAAATTGCATCAAAAGTTCACAGGCATTCAACGTTTTAAAAAAAATCAAGAATGGTTTAAGGAATTTCACACAAATGGTGTTGAATCTGCAAAAGAATGGCACAAATCAAATGAAGGTAAATTATGGCACGCAGAACATGCAAAAAAAATGTTTTCAAAAAGAGAATATAAAAATTGTACCTGCGAACAATGCGGAAATGAATACCAAACACGGCATTTTGGAGTTTCAAAATTTTGCCATCCAAACTGCAAAGCTAAGGCATTACGAGCAAGGAGGAAGTCGGATAGAGGAAGTTTATGACATAACGGTTGAAGATGATCACGAATATTTTGCCAATGGAATCCTAGTTCATAATTGCATGGATGCAATCCGATATGGGGTTTATACCAAATACAAAAATCGTTCTGATTTTTTTGTGGTTTAATTCGTTATTTTTGAGAAAAAAAAGCAATACAGATGGCATCATTGATTGATACATTCCGGCAGACCATTGCCAAAGCATTGACCACAGGAACAAATCCGGCATACAACAAATTGGTTTATACGTGGCTAGGTACAAACATCATAATGAATGAGGACAATGATGTCACATACATTCGTGATGGATACCAACGCAATGCAACGATTTATTCCATTATTAACCTGATTGTTAAGTCAGCAACAACGATCCCGATGACCGTTTACAGGGTTACAAATGAGGGATCAGCAAAGCAATACAAGGCAATGACATCAGGTGTGATGGATGGGAATGCAATGTACAAAGCCAACATATTACGCAAAAGAGCATTTGAAGAAGTTAAGGATTCAGAATTAGAGGCACTATTAAAGCGACCAAACCCGGAACAATCGTTTTCGGCATGGTTGGGTGAATTAGTTGCATTCGGTAAACTAACCGGCAATCGTTATATCTACGGAATCGGGCCTGATTCAGGGCCAAATCAAGGCAAATTCACAGAATTATATTCATTGCCATCACAATTGGTTGAAATCGTTTCAGGCGGTGTGATGCAACCGGTGGCAGGATACAAAATTCAATACAATTCAATGATTGAGGTGGCACCTGAATTGATTTGCCACATTAAAGATTTTAATCCGGATTACGACAGCAGCGGTTCAAACCTATATGGCCAATCGCCTTTGCGTGCCGGCCTACGTGTTTTATCGGCCAACAATGAAGCCGTAACCACCGGATTAAAATATTTGCAGAATCAAACATCACGTGGAATGTTAGTTTCAAAGGATGGAAATTTAACTGAGGTGCAAGGTCAGGCATTGAAGGATAAATTTAGAAAATCATATCAAGGTTCATCCAATGCAGGTGATGTGATAATTTCATCGAAGGATTTGTCATGGGTGAATTTTGGTTTGAATGCATCAGATTTGTCATTGATTGAGCAATACAATGGCACCGTGAAGGATTTGTGTAATATCTACAATATCCCGGTTCAGTTGTTAAACAACACGGATTCATCGACATACAACAATATGAAGGAAGCCAAAAAGGCATTGTATCAGAATGCTGTGATTCCTGAATTGATCAAAATACGTGATGAATTGAATCGTTGGTTGGCACCAAAATACGGCAAAGGTGATGAATATTTCATTGACTTTGATTTCACGGCCATCAGCGAGATGCAGGAGGAAGTGGACAAATTGGTGAATCAATTGGCAAATGCGTGGTGGGTTACACCAAACGAAAAACGTGATGCAATGAATTACGCAATGGACACAGAAAATCCATTCATGGATGATTATTTTATCCCGGCTAATTTGATGGCACAGAATCCATCAATGCCATCATTGGAGAATCCAAAGTCACTAAAAATTGACTAAATATGCCATTGCCTAAACCATTTGAAGGTGAAAGCCAAAATGATTTTATGGGCCGTTGTGTTGTTGATCCTAATATTGTCAATGATTTTGGCACCATTGATCAACGTGTGGCGGTGTGTAGCAATCTATTCAATCCACCGAAAGAGGGAAAGGCGCAATCGACAGACAATTGGCCGGATGATTTCGAAAAGGAATTGAGCAAAGCGGAACGCACATCAATAAAGGATTTCACGGAATTTTATAAGGCAGAATATAACGATGCAATTGACCTATTTTTAAGGGTCAAGGCCATGACATCGGCATCAGCACAGGGATTTTTTCAGGACAGCAAATATGTTGGAATGTACGAGGGAATGTATTCCAAAATCGGTTTGCAATTTGCCAATTGGTATTCACGCAATGTTGAAAAATATATGCCAAAAGCCGATCCGGGTAATATGCAATCCATTTGGGCCAACGCATTTGCGTTTATGGGGAATCAGGTGGCAGGCCAAAGGGTGACAATGGTATCATCAACGGCACAGGCTACATTGACAAATACTTTGCGACAATTTATGTCCGATCCAATATTTATGTCAGCCGGTGAAAAGGTTCAGGCCAAAATGTTGCGACAAAAATTTGATTATTTAGCAGATTATCAGGCACGCAGAATTGTACGGACTGAGGCAACGAATGCAGCCAATTATGCAACCGAACAGGCGGCGGTCAATTTGTTTCCGGGTGCCGATATGACCAAAACGTGGAAATCAGGATACGATGCAAGAGTAAGACCGGCACATCAGGCAGCAAACAATCAAGTTGTTCCATTTAATGGCAAATTTTCGGTTGGTGGCGAATCATTACAAAGGCCGGGCGATCCTAATGGATCAGCAAGTAATGTAATCAATTGCCGCTGTTCAATGATTGTATTGCCAAAGGTTGGAGCAAACACAATTGGTGCGCCAATTACTGATTTAGGATTTGGCATTGCACAGGCAACCATAGTTGATGCAATCAATAGTGCTGAAATAATCACAGGGGCAACAGGTGCAATCATTGAGGGTGAAAATTTAGGTGGCTAAAATTAATTTTTACAACAGGTTTTCTAATTAGCAATTTGACTAATTTTGGGCAAAAGATAGGTTATGATTTACAAACAAACATCGATTGGGATTGAGGACATAGATGAGGCAAACGGCATCGTTTCCGGTTATGGTTCAATTTTCGGCAATATTGATTCAGACAATGACATCATATTAGCAGGAGCATACAGCAAAACATTAAAG